CTTTGTAGCTGATGAAGCGCAAGCCCCTGGGTGTGATCCTAGGTCAAGCATACTATTAAACCGTATACCAAAAAACTTAACTGCAAATTCAAATCGTGCAGCATGAAAACCGTAACAATTAAGCGGCTGTGCGTAAGGTGATATTTTACGCACCAATCTCTTAAACTGTTTACCAGCTAATGTAGAAGCTTTGTAAGCAACATCATTGGAAAATTCACTAGCAGAATCAAACGAATTACTGTCAGTATCTCTGGCAGATCTATCGCAGATCTTATGTTCGGGCAACTTAGGCCAATTTATACGTAAATATGATGGAATGGGAACGCCGTATAACTCTTCAATAAAACTTTTGCTAGGAACGGTTGGGAATCTTCTTGGAATCTTGTCCAAGTCAAAGAATCGCCATGGATGAAATTTTCGCATCCTATCATGGACGTCGATGTATTCCACTCCATAGTCCTTCTTAATTTTCCCCAACAATTCGTAACAAACGTTCCTGACGTCCTCGTTAAACGGATTGTCCAACAGATGTCCAAGTATACGTTCGGCGGCTATCACAGGATCAGGACGGTCACGACGTCTGGGATCCATTTCCTCAGGCATCAAAATGCGAGCGTGTGTTTCAACAGCTGCTCGAAATACATAATAATGTCCGTCTTTAAAATGTATATGCTTTGACAAAAAATCAACATCACCAAGATACCTTGATGAATGTATGATCTTAATCTTCAAACCAAATCTAGTATATTCAGAAACTAACATGTCATCTGTGACAGAATCAGGAACTAACATCAAGTTGTCATCGCCATACAAAATGTGCAGCATATAACCAAGACGACGCATTATGCAACGAAATATCATTTCATGCAATAATGTATTGTCATTACCAGTAGCGGCCCATCCGCTCTTCATACCTTGAATCAATCTAAAGCAATGACCAAGAGGCATAAGAACAGAAGCTTCGACCATGCTATCAATTATTGTTTCAAGCATAGCTCTATAAGCGGCTGGAACACCAATCTTAATCATCAAACCATGATAAAACCTGTGAAGTAACATCATAATGTCATGATGAAGTTTCGTATCCCAACCACTGACGTCTAATGAAACATAGCGATAGCCAGAAGGAGCGTACCCCTTCTCAGCTTTCATAAAAGCAGCTAATTTACCAGCGCCTCCGTACATCCACGAAAAACCAATTCCGCACCAATCGAAGGTCTTATTCATAAAACGACACCATGGCTGCAAAGCAAGCATGGCGATCAAAAGATATGTATAACCAGCGTAGATTATTATCCTACTGGCTGGCACTGATCCAGCGTTCTGCATACGAGCTCGCCCAGTAGTGTACCAAACATGATCATTAATGTAATCTCTAAATTGACATTCATCACGCATCAAACTAACCGCAACATTTGTTGCCTCAATGCGATCATTAGCCTTCTTACTACCCTGTTTAAAAGGGTAGCCTGAAGCAGAGCTGCCATCAATCTGAATATCATCAAACTTTTGTTCAGTGACCATCTCATAAACAGTGGTCGCCAATTCTTTAAAGGTAGGCAATGAAGCTACTTCCTCAATAAATAAATCAACCTGTTCTTTGAGCTCTTCAACTGGAACTGTCTTGACAAGCGGTTCAGCATATTTTTCCAAATGATCTAAACGTAATTGCAAAGTTGGATTAGTTCGCTGATAAGTACTCATAGCTTCTGCACTCTGCTTTGGATAATATCTTTCATACAACTGCTTCACAAAGTGATCAACAGGATGAAGGACACCACCAGCGCTTGTAAGACGAATACGATGCAAACCCATATAAAAGAGTTTGGTCTCATCGATAAAAGTCTTATAAACGTCTTTGGCTTTAACCTTTAAATCAACATGACTAACGGAATT